TGGCGACGTAGGTAACTTTCTCAACTTGCCGTACTACGATGCAGAAGAGGGCTTACGGTACGCTATCTTGGATGATGGAACTTCAGCTACTCTTGATGAATTTTTTGGGCTGTACGAGGAACATAAGCAGACGCCAGAACAAATCATTAGCCTTCAAGTCACCAAGGAGGAGGGCGGAGACGTTTTAAAAGGCGCACCGCCATGTCTGCGGACGCTTTTGCGTATGAAGATTTCAGAAGGAGGGCGCAACAACGGTTTATTTAACGTTGGCGTTTATCTACGCAAGGCGCACCCTGACACGTGGGAGACAGAGATATTGCGATACAACAACGATTACTTTGATCCGCCACTGCCTTTGAATGAGGTGAACATCGTAGCCAAACAAGTGCAGCGTAAAGACTACGCGTACAAATGCAACGACGCACCCATAAACGCGTACTGCAATAAGGACGTCTGTCGGGGGCAGGAATTTGGGATTGGCGCTGCGGCGTCGGGCGTTCCAATAGCCAACTTGCGTAAGTACAATTCCACGCCACCCGTTTGGTTTTTAGACGTCAACGGCGAGCCTTTGGAGTTGGATACAGACGCGTTGATGAACCAGACCGCCTTTCAACGGGCCTGCACGGAGCAACTAAACATGATGCCCCACACGGTAGCCAAGAACCAATGGGAAGGTCGGATTAGTGCGCTATTGCGTGAAATGACGGAAAACGAAAGCGCCATAATTGAGGTTGCCCAAGACGCCAGTATTAACGGTCAGTTCTACGACTTCCTTGAAGAGTTTTGCGTGTTACTGCAAACTGCACAGGATAAAGAAGAGATCTTACTCCGCCGCCCTTGGACAGATGAGGACGAACAAAGGACGTACTTTCGGTTAAAAGACTTTGAGGCATTTCTCAAAAAGAATAAGTTCTTTGAACTGAAGTCACATAAGATTGCGCAGCGTTTGCGCGACATCAATGGTGAAAGCGTTTTACTACGAATTAAGGGACGAATTGTGCGTGTGTGGAAGATACCTGCATTTGACAGTGGCGATGTAGAACTTGCGACACCAGTATTTGCAGTTAAAAACGAGTCACCCTTCTAATGTTTAGAATATTCGGACCACCCGGAACGGGCAAAACAACAACATTACTCAACATGGTAGATAGGGCCCTTGAAAGTGGCGTTCCACCACAATCTATTGGGTTTTTAGCGTTTACTCGTAAAGCTGCGAATGAAGCAAAAGAACGTGCCGCTGCAAGATTTCGATTAGACCCGAAGAAAGACTTGCAGTTTTTTCGAACCTTGCACAGCTTTGCGCTGACCCTGTCAGGCATACGGCCTGAACAAATTATGCAGCCAGAAAACTATGCTGAACTTAGTCAAGCCATGGGAATTAAGCTTGAGACAGGTCGCGTCAATCCTCTGGAGGATGACGTACAGGACATGGTCAAAGCTAGTGATCCGTTACTCAACTTGATCAATCTGGCACGGTTACGCAAAGTTCCCCTACGAAAGCAATACAATATGAGTAGCATTGAACATGATTGGAATACCGTCAATCATGTAGACCGTTGCTTAAGAGCATATAAGTTTGAAAGCGCCCTGTATGATTTCACAGATATGTTGCAGACGTTCATCGACACGGGACATGAATTTTGTCCAAGGTTTAATCTTTGCTTTGTAGACGAAGCGCAAGATTTGTCCCCCATGCAGTGGGACATTGCGCATTTAATTGAAGCTAAAACAGTTAAGATGTACTGCGCGGGTGACGATGACCAAGCCATCTACAAGTGGGCGGGTGCCGACGTTGAACATTTCTTAAATCTTGACGGTGGGTCTGAGACATTACAACAGTCATACCGCATACCGGCTAATGTTCACGCAGTGGCAGAAACTATAGTTAACCGAATACGCAACCGTTACCCAAAAATATATAAACCACAAAAAGAAGCCGGTCGTTGTTCTCGTGTTGCGCAAGTCGGTGAATTAGACATGAGCAACGGCTCGTGGCTGATACTCGCACAGGCGGGATATCAGTTGCAGCCAGTCGCAACTGATCTCAAGTCCTTCGGATATCTGTATGAATACCGCGGATCACGGTCCATTGGACAGAAACTAAGTGATGCGGTCAATGGTTGGACTGACTTGCAAAAAGGCAGAGAAGTGACCATTGACACTGTTCGCACCATTTACGGTTATATGTCTACAGGCAAACGTGTTGCACGGGGCTATAAAAAATTGATAGGAATACCTGACGATGAACTAGTTAATATAGATGATCTCCAAATCAAGCATGGTCTGGTGGCTACCAAAGACATGATTTGGTCTGAAGCAATGGACCGCATTGCAGCTAAAGATAGGGCCTACATTACCGCGCTTCTACGCAGGGGTGAGAAATTCAACGGGACGCCTCGTATAGTAGTGTCCACTATCCACGGCTCCAAGGGTGGAGAGGCCGACAACGTCGTGTTGTTTACAGACTTGTCCCCCGCTGCGGACAGTACAATGAGAATTGCTCCCGACGATCTTCACCGCGTTTTTTACGTCGGCGTTACTCGTACAAGAAAAAACTTGTATCTTGTAGAGCCAGAGGACGCTACAAGGAGTTATGACATATGAGCCTCTATAATTATCGAAAACCAATAAAATGGCACTATACTTGCTCCTGTGGATATTCATGGATTACTTGGTGGAACCGTTACTCGCAAGATGAGTGTCGTGCATGTGGGCTTTATCAATATCCTGTCGGAGAGGATTATAATGACGAGAGAAGAGATTTTAAAAGAAGCAGAGACCCTGATAAACGGTGACCGCGCCAATGACTATGGCGATGCAAAACGCAATTTTCAAGACATCGCTGCGTTATGGTCTGTCTTTTTAGAACAACCAATAAATCGTCAACAGGTAGCAATTTGCATGATTTTGGTGAAGGCGGCTCGTTTGATGAAGTCCAACAAGGATGACTCTTGGATAGACATTTGCGGTTATGCCGCTTTGGGAGGCGAAGAATGACCCTGCAGATGGCGATGTTTGCACCAACGAGTGAATGGGTTCCCCCAAGTGAATTGCCAGATCTTACAGGCGCAAAAAAGATTGCAATCGACTTAGAAACCAAAGACCCAAATATTAAAACGTCTGGACCCGGATGGGCCACTGGGGACGGAGAAGTCGTGGGCTACGCCGTAGCCACAGAAAATTGGAGAGGTTACATTCCAATACGGCACTTCGGTGGCGGAAATATTTGCGAGAAACAGGCCAACCGTTGGTTAAAAAAAGTTTTTGAGAGTCCTGCAGACAAAATCATGCACAACGCACAGTATGACGCGGGATGGGCAAGACGCATGGGCTTTACCATAAATGGTAAAATTATCGACACAATGGTCCAAGCCTCTTTGTTAGATGAAAACAGGTTTAGCTACACGCTAAACTCTTTGTCTTTCGATAACCTTGGTAAAGTAAAGTCTGAGAAAGAACTGATTGAAGCAGCAAAAGCTTTTGGTGTAGATCCAAAAGCGGAAATGTGGAAGTTACCAGCAATGTTCGTAGGGCCGTATGCAGAGGCCGACGCTGAACTGGCGCTGGAATTGCACAATTACTTCTCCGTAGAAATAGCGAAGGACGGCCTTACAAATATTGTGGACGTCGAAACACGGCTCCTGCCCTGCCTCATTGACATGACTTGGAGAGGCGTCCGCGTTGACATAGACAAAGCGGAAAGAACACGGAACACGCTTCTTAAACGGGAAAAAGAAATACTCAAACAAATTCGCAGCAAGGTAGGCTTTGATGTAGAAATCTGGGCGGCACAGTCCATAGCCAAGGCTTTTGATGAAGCGTCCCTGCCATACGAGAAAACAGAGAAAGGCCAGCCGTCTTTTACAAAAAGTTTTCTGTCTGACCACCCGCACGAACTGGCACAACTGATCGTCAAGGCCCGCAACTTAAACAAAACGTCCGGTACATTCATCAACACTATCCTGAAACATTGCAGATCTGACGGGCGCATCCACGCGCACATAAATCAAATCCGCTCCGACGACGGTGGCACAGTTTCTGGACGCATATCTATGAACCATCCCAACCTTCAACAAATCCCTGCACGGGATCCAGAATTAGGGCCAATGATACGCAGTCTCTTTCTGCCAGAAGAAGGGGACCAATGGGCCGCAATAGACTTCTCGCAACAAGAACCACGGATCTTGGTCCACTACGCACATTTATTTGGTGAACAGCGGGGCCGTCCGTTGAAAGGGGCAAAAGAATTTGTTGCCAGCTACATAGAAGACAGTAGTACAGATTTTCACACAATGGTTGCGGAGATGGCGCAGATACCGCGCAAGCAAGCTAAGACAATTAATCTTGGTATGATGTACGGCATGGGCGTTAACAAATTGGCGACACAGTTGGACATCCCAGTGGATGAGGCAAAGTCTATCGTGGCTCAATACCATGAGCGCGTTCCATTTGTGAAAGCATTAATGAACGGCGTGATGAACCGGTTGAACGAACGAGACAGTCGGGGCGCACTGCGGTCCCTGCTTGGTCGCAAACTGCGTTTTAATTTGTGGGAGCCAGACAATTTTTCTATGAATAAAGCGCTTCCATATGAAGAGGCCGTAAAAACATATGGTGATACAACCAGATTAAAACGGGCCTACACATACAAAGCATTAAACCGTTTAATTCAAGCATCTGCGGCAGATATGACTAAACAATCTATGGTTAATATATACGAAAGCGGTCGCATTCCGTTAATTCAAATCCACGACGAGATTGCAATGTCTGTGAAAGACAAAAATGATGCAAAAGAGGTTGCCAACATAATGGAAAATGCTGTACCATTAAGTGTGCCCAGTCTCTGCGACGTTGAAGTAGGCCCCTCTTGGGGCGAAGCCGTTTAAGAAACTGATGTACTGCTCAGATGAAGGTTGATTTAGTCCTCGATCTAACTAACCCGCTAGTTTAATAGTTCTCCTTGTAAACTGGCGGGTTTTTTCTTGTCATTTCGCATAACATCCTATATTGTTAGACAAAACTAGAGAGGTTCATATATGGATACCGATAAATGGAAAAGTGTTCTCGTGCCAATTGAAGTGTACAAAGAAATAAAAGCCCTTGCTCAATCTGAAGGGCGCACGATCAGCGGTCAATTGAGAATTATTTTTGAAAGTTATAAACGTCAGCAAGAAAACGCTTGACCTGTCGCATATTATTCTATACTCTGGGCCTACCTCATAAAAGATTTGGAAGCGCCCTGAAGTTTACTTTGGGGCGTTTTCATGTCTGACCACGATGATTATACCATTGCGTTAAAAGAAACGAATAATTTTATTGATGAAATGATTGACGCAGAGTTAAACGCAGGAGCCGCATATACGGGTGTACTTACCGCAGTTTTGTTCCGCCTTCTCAAAGGTAGCACCGATAAACAAGATGTTCTGGGCATTTTAGGTGCCGCAATGGCGTCGGCAGCGGCTCATGTAGAGATGGAAACATCTATTTTATCAGATATTCACTAATAGTATTGACATTGTCGTATAGCATCGCATATACTCCTTTACACTAACCACGCAAAAGGAGAATTTAAATGCGTAATGTAAGAGTACACTTTGAAGGTATCGCACCTTACAGTCAATCCAAAATGCATGAAGAGCCCAAGCTGCCAAAAGAAACCGCCGATGCTTATGAAACTAGAACATGGCGTTCAAAGTGCAGCGTCGATAAAGACGGCAATATCATCATACCAGCAATGGCTATGAAGTTTAGTATGTCCGCCGCCGCCAAAAAACTTGGCACACAAATACCGGGTCGCGGCAAATCCACTTACACCAAATATTTTGAAGCTGACGTCGTTCCGTTGAATGATCCAAGGCTTGACGCCAAACAGAAGGATGTTCGCGGCGAGCGATTAAACGTCAATGCGGACGGTGTACGAGGATCAGGAAAACGCGTTTGGCGGACGTTTCCTGTAGTTGATTCAGGATATAAATCCTACATCGACTTTATGATTATGGACGACACAATTACGAAAGAAGTTTTTGTGGACGTCTTTACTGCCGCAGGAACCGGCATAGGTATTGGACGCTTCCGCCCAGAAAAAGGTGGGACTAACGGACGCTTCCGCCCAGTTAAATTTGAATGGTCTTAATTTTTCTTATACCGCGACGCGCCGTGTCACCACTCGCCTCGGCGCATCGCGACGCACGGTGCCGCTACGCATTTCAACTCCTTGCTACTCAACTCAAGGATTTGTTTGTTACTTCGCAACGAATTCCGCATCGCAGTTCAACACGCCGCTCCTCTGCATATGTCGGCTCCCCGCCACTCAACTCAACGATTTGTTTTTTACTACACTACGCGCCTTTACGCATCGCCGCGAACCGCGGCTCGTACCACCACCCCTCGACTACCCGCTCCGCAACGCTACCATTTGTTTGTTACTACGCAACGAATTCCGCACCACAACTCTTCGTTTCGCGATACCTCTCCGCACCCCTCTGCACTTCTCCACTTTGTGCGCCGTGCCGCAACTCAACGATTTGTTTGTTACAACGCTTCGTCCCCTCGTCGCAATACACCTCTCCGCCCATCATTGCGCCTCACCGCAGTTCAACGCAACGATTTGTTTGTTACAGCGCTGCGCTCCGTCCCTCCGCTCCGCGTTACTCGCCGTGCCTCGACGCGCCGCGGCTCATTGCATCGTTCCACGCTTTGGCGCAGCACTTCTCAACTCTACTCAACGATTTGTTTGTTACTTCGCAGCTTTACGCGACTTGGCGCAGCCTTCCGCATCGCTTTGTGTTGCATCGCAACTCAACGCTACCATTTGTTTGTTACTACGCGGCTCCGCTCTGCTCTGTTCCTCGCCACTCGGCTCGGCTCCCGCAGCGCACCTCGGCTACCCGCAACTCTACTCAACGATTTGTTTATTACTCCGCGTCGCTCCTTTACTCCGCTCCTTGCTACGCGCCACCCCGCTCCGCGACACTACGTGGCTTATGGCATCGCTGCGATCTTCGGCTCTCCGCAACTCAACGCTACCATTTGTTTATTACTACGCGGCTCTACGCTACGCGGCGCAGCGTTGCGCGGCTCGGCGCAGCGCTCCTCGGCACAGCGCGTCGTAACGCTTCGTTCCGCATCGTTTCGCCCCGCACCACCTCACTCCGCAACTCAACTAACTGAAACTCTAACAAGGATAACCAATGTTCAAACGTTCACCACAAACTTTGGAAATGTGTAACCTGTTCCGTAATGCAAACGGGCACCTGAGTTACACAACCATAGAGACGCACTTTGGAAAAACAATCAATGAACTGCGTCCAACAATTGTTGCTGCAAAGCGATACCTCGAAAGAGACGAAAGCATCGTCTTTGAATGCATTAGAGGCGAAGGATACAAACGCCTCGACGATAGCGAAAAAGTGGATAGCCTTAAAACGTTCACACGACGCATTCGACGAACCGCTAACAATGGGCAACTTCGTGCCCATAGCGTCGAAAAACGAGACGAACTTACCAATGACGATAGATTGCGGCTCACGATCCGTGAAACTGCCTTCCACGCCATCCAATCGCAACTCCATGAAATTAACGATAAGGACAGATAAATGGTCGATGATCGTATTTGCATATTCTACGTCGCAGACCGCGTAGAAGAAATTGCAAAAAGTGCAAACTCTGCTAAAAAGGCACAAGACTTTTTAAAAGAATTGCATCATAATATTGGTGTGAATGCGCGTAGGAAGCGCAACAACCCTCCTCCGCCGCAGCCACAGGCTAAAATGATTGTCACGCGGAAAAAAAGAGGAAGGCCAAAGAAAAATGGGTGATGATGATCTCTCAACATTTCAGTCAGCGCATCTGCGCTGGCTGAAGCAGCAAGTAGACAATTTACAGCAATTGCGATACACTAGAACAGCACCTAATGATTTAGACCAACAACTTTTTGCAGCCCGTGAAGAACTCAACGATTACGTTGAACAATTAAGGGAACATGGAAAATTGATATGACCGTCTTTGAACATATTCTAAAAATTTTAGAAAAAGAATATGATGACATCATTTGGGACTTCGGCGTCGATGACCCACGGCTCGCGGATCTGGGCAAAGAAATTCTTCATTACAAAAAACTTAGTCCCAGACGCGAAATCTTCGAACCCGACTTCTAAGATAAGTCCTATACTTTAGTATAGGATTTGTCGCATATGACCTTCAAATTATACTTCAGGATGTATGGGCTAAATCCCATATCTGTGGTAGGGTGGTGTATGGGTAAAGTGTGCCCAACGCTGTTTGACAATTGAATATTTTAACCCGACTAGGGGCATTGCCCTGATTATGTCAGATCAAATCTTTTACTGAGGTAAAGTAAAATGAAAATAAAACCTGTTACTAATATTAGTACAGATCGAAATCGCTATTGCGGCCCCGCCGTAATAAGCGCCGTAACCGGAATGAATACGGGTGAGGCCGCAAGGCTTATCCGATCCATAAGCGGACAAAAATTCGTCAAAGGATCATTCACAACCCACGTGCGACGGGCCTTAAAACTTTGCGGTATCGAAAGTTACAGACTACATCTTTCGAACTCAAATACCACGCTCGCCGCTTGGTTGAGAGAAAACAAAAGCATACGGACTACGGGCCGCGTGTATCTCATCATCGCCGGTAATCATTTTCAATTGGTCGAAGGACGACGTTATGTCTGCGGGCGCACAAAAGATATCGTGAGCATCAAAGACAAACAAGTCAAACGCCGTTGTCGCGTCCGAGAGGTTTACGAATTGAAAGCAAGTGGTAGTATTATAATACCAGATCAGGCTCGTAAACCAAAACAACCAGCCAACCAGCACAGAAGCTACATCGACAAGATGAAGCGAAAGTATGGCTTCACAGTCGAGTACGAGCGGTGGAACCAATGCTATTGGGTAGAAATGCCACAACACGCAGAAGACCTAGCGTGGGACACGGATCACCATCTCCGCGATAACCATGGTTGCTACAGTCAAAGCGAAGTAGCAGACCGCTTCGAAGAAATGGCAGAGTTCATGGAAGAATACTGCATGGAAGATGCATAGAACATCAAAGCCCGCAAATCGCGGGCTTTTTTATTGTCTTGACTATTATCCCATATTGTCCCATACTAGGGCACCTTATGAGGAGAGCAACATGGATAAACCAAAAACATTTAATCATGCTTACGATTTCGCCTTCGAAGTCGTAAGCCAGAAAGAAGACGCAAGTGATGTAACAGCAACCATGCTCCGATTCGAATGCGCCAAACGAATTAATAGCCTTTGCGATGACGAACTTTTAGAAGCGTGTGGCGTCTTCGATACAATGGAGACGAACTAATGATGACCCGTGAAGAATTTTTTGAGTGGTTGGAGACTTGCCCGACCCACAAGTGGGAAATTACTCACGACGATGACAACCATATTGTCGTGTCCTTTCCCACAGATGACAGAAGGGTACGCTGGTCTCCCGGTGAGGGGTGGAAAAAATGATGATCCACATATCAAAAGACGAAGTGCAGACCCTGCTTAACGCGGTTCAAGACGCACAGACCACGGCCCGCGATAATCTAGAAGAATGCTACTGTGATAAAGACTACAGCGGGTATTGCGAAGCTTTCTTTAAAGCGTACAAGCTTGAAGGAAAAATAAAAGCATGGCTGAACGATGTTAAAAAAACATGAGGACAAAATTATCTGCGCCATCATAGCAATATTGTGTTTGGGGTGGATATTCGGAGTCAGTGTCGGACTCCTATAATCAAGAGGCGTAACATTTGTTACGCCTTTTATATATATATTCAGAAAAATAAAAAAAATAATTTTTGCGTTTAAGGGTGTTACACGTGTTACGGTGTTACAAACATATTTAAGTATATATATAATATAGGTTTTTTTGTAACTTTTTTGTGTAACACCTTCAAAACAATGGTGTTACACTTTATACCTTCGCATACTTTCCTATAAAATCTTACGCTAGATTTAGTATTTTTTGATTGTTAAGACACAATTATAGCAAAATAAAGGTGTTACAAATGGCAAAGACACCCGCAATACCGAAGGGTTTGGTGTTACGTGCAAAGAAAAAACCCACAGGAAAACGTTGGACAAAACAAAATCCAGATGAGTTGAGAGGCCGAAAACGACTTCACGAAAACAGTCCTTTGACACGCATGCAGGAAAAGTTTGTAAAAGAACTTGTTTCGAACGATGGAACCATCACTATGTCGGAGGCGGCGGAACGCGCAGGATACACAAAAAAATCAGCGCCGGTTCGAGCTTCGCAAATGACCAACCCACACATTAGCCCGCACGTTTGCGCAGCCATTAAACGATACCGGGATGAATTAGATGAAAAGTTTGGCATTACTTATCAACGGCACGTGCGGGATCTGCAATTGATCCGTGATGCAGCTTTGGCTGACGGTGCGTATAGTGCAGCCGTGCAAGCAGAGTATCGTCGAGGAATGGCGCAAGGCGATATTTATGTAAACAAGTCTGAAATTAGACACGGCAGCATTGACAGTATGAGTAAGGAAGAAGTCCAGAAAGCGTTAGATGAATTGAAGCGTACCTATGGCGCAATTGACATTACCCCAAACGAAGATGGAAGCGGGCCTATATCAACAATTGAAGGCAGCTTCGAAGAGGTCGAAGAGAAATTTAATCCTCACCAGAATTGAGAACTGGGCAAGTCAAGGTATTCCAGATTTAATGATCTGTGACGAGCTTGGACTTTTTCACTTTGTTGAATTAAAATTTTGTAGAGCAAACGCGGTAAATCTTAGCGCCCATCAAGTTGCGTGGCAAATTCGTCATAAGCATAGCAGCACTTGGACACTTGTTAAAAAACAAAACAAGCCTGACGCGTTGCCGTATCTTTTTCTTTATCACGCAAGTCAGGCTATGGATTTGAAAGCCGACGGTTTAAAAACGGAACCGCAATTAATGCATACAAAAAAATTTCTGTGGGAAGCTGTTTTCGAGTTGATATGTCCCACATGATCGCATAGTATCCTATGTACAGAAAGTGAGGTTACAAATGAAACAAGACAACTTAAGCAGATACATGTTAACGGACTTTTATTATTTGCAAGAAAAAATAAGAGAAATGCGTGAAATGATTTTCTGTAACGACTTAGACGAAGTGTTTGACCGTGTACCGTCAGGGGTAAAAACTAGAAACGATATCGTCAAAAATTTGGATGAAGCTAGGACAAGCCTAGCTCGCTCGCATTTAGCTTGGTTAAGTGCCAGTAAAAGAAGCAGTAAGAGGCATTTCTCAAAAAAAGATCAACAGGTCGCAGATGTTTCTAATTAATTGGTTGGGCAGATTATGGTATGGCCCTGACTTTGATCAATTAATGTTAAAAGCGAACCGTCGTAAAGGGCCGCGCACAAAGCGCAAAAATTAAAAGCAAATAGAAAACCCCGCATTGACGCGGGGTTTTTACTTTGTTAGACTATGCGAATTATCTTATATGAGGGAAAACAATGCTTTTAGAAAAGAACATGCGTCATTATGGAACCTATGCATTATTTGCGGGTGACCGTCA